GCTTAGCAAGAGCGTAACCAGCGTCATCAGTGTAGAACTTTCGTAGAGAGCTTAGAGCTTGTGTCTCAACGATGTCCTCAATCAAACGTGAGTACTCGTAGTGCTTGTTTATAAGAACTTGCTGTTCTGTCTCAGTTGCTGCAATCAAGGTAACCTGAGTAGAAGCTGCCTTAACTGATGCAGCGCCACGAGTAGGCTTCGGAATGTGAAGCGTATCGCCCTTCTTACCTTTGAAAGACATCTTAGAGAACAAGTTTGCAGCTACAAGATTTTGCTTGTATGCTGCGATGATTTCGTCACTCCAAATCTCTGGGATAAATTTATCCGCAGTGGTCTTGGTGACGTGATTAGTACCTAGTGCCATTTTTTATTTCCTTTCAGTTAGTAGACTCTTCCTTCCTCATAAGCAAGGAGGATTTCGTCTGAATTAGCATAGTATTTATCAGGGTTATTTCTTAGAAGATCTTGAAGAGCCAATCGACTATATCGTTTCTTAGAACTTACACTAGGAGCACCTGTGTCAACAGCAGCAGCTTTAAGAGTTTTAGTTCTTGTCTCTTGAGACTCAGGTGTAATAGTTTGCTTTGCTTGTTGTTTAGTACCTGAAAGAGCTTTCCAAGTGCTAATCAATTCAGCAGCAGCAGTGACATCATAACCACCGTCAGCCTCTTGGTACAGTTTTTGTCTGATTGGAGATGCCTCCACCCATTGTTGAAACTCAGGGTTTTGTACAACTTGTACATAATCAGGAAACTGTTGTTGTAGCTGTTGTTGTGCAGTTTGAGCCTTCATTATGAGGGCTTGTTCTTGCGCCTGTTTAATCGTTGGGTGATTAGATAAATAATCATCCATCGCTTCTGTAGGTTTCTTAAAAAACTTCTCGTTTGGATCTTCCTCTTCTTGTTCTGGCTGTTGCGCTCTTTTTTGAAGAAGTTCCCGTTTCATTATTTCATCAAAAAACTTACGATGCTCGCCTACTTCTTGTGCGTGTTTACCAATTAACTTCTCAGCTTCTTGGTGCATCTTTGCAAGTTCTTCAACTGTCTTACCCTTATACTTATCAGGCAGTACATCTTTAGGATTATCCTCAACAGCGTTCTGCTCTTCAGGTTCCTGTGCTTCTACCTGTTCTTCTTCTGCTGTAGGTTCTTCACCTACCTCATCAGGTGTAAAGTCAAGGTTTTCTTCTAACGGATCTTCAAACTTAGCCATGTAATCTCCTGTCAACTATGTGATTGTAGGATATAAAAAATGTCACTGGACGTTCAGCCTCTACGTTTTTCAGCGACTCTTGTTGCTTCTTCATGCTTCCTAGCCCAAGCATCGGCAGCAGTCGGGAAGTCTCCAGTGACTCCTTCTAGTGCAATGCGTGGCGCTGAAATAACACGAAGTGACTCACACTGACAAGTAGGACACGAAATTGTGGTTACCTCCTCATCAATGTAATTCTCTGAGGTGTGGTTTTGTTCACACCTAAATTCAAAAATTCTTTTACTCATTGTTCATCTGCTCCCATGCTTCCTCAGAAAGTTGCTTGAGAGTTCTGAGCCAATGTAGGACATCTAACTGTCCTTTACGAAAGTTTAAATCTTCAAGGCTTGATGTAGCCATCAGATTATTTCTTTCTTCAATCATGCTTTCGACATCACCTAACAAGTCTTTATAGCCTTGCGTTGACATCATTTCAAATCTTGCTTCGTAGTAATCTTGGAGTTCTTTGTCCAAAATGGAGTCCTCCTGCTAAATGATAATAATAATGATAATGATTCTTATTTACACTAACGTGGCTATTATATCATATTTTTAAATAAAAGTCAAGTATTATTTTATTGAGTCATCCTTTTCTCTTGCATTTGTTTATCTACGATTCTTTCTTTCGACTCAATATCTTTTTCCTTAATTAAGAGATCAGCTATCTTAGCTCTTTTTTCAAACTCATCAGTATCCTCATCTTTAATGTTAGCTGACAAATTTCTAATCATGTCAGTCTTAACTTTATCTTCCATCAAAGATGCCTCTACCATAAGTTTCTGTGCTCTGGCTTGTGCTTCTTGTGCGTCAGCCATAGACTCTTGTGCTCTAGCTTGCAACTCAGCAGTCTGAGCAGCGAGATATTGCATTTGAGCTTGTTGTGCTTGCATCTGCATTTCCTGGGCTTGTGGATTAGGCTGAGACATCTGCTCTAGCTGTGCTAGGAGTTGCTCTTTGTTCATTAACCCGGAAGAAGCTACGATACTCTTTAATACTAAAGGAACAATAGGAGACTGTGGTCCTAATGTCTTTAGTAAACCAATTAACTGCTGTTGCTCATGTTCTCTAGCCAACGCACCAATAGAGGACATCGTAGTGAACTTAAAGTCTTTCATTGGATAACGTTCCGGGTCAAACTGCATATATCGATATGCAACTTTCTTGACCATAGGAATAAGGAAGTCATCCTGAAACGAAGCCATCGCAACTTTATTCTTCTTGACGATAGCAGACATAGCTAATGACATACCCATACCATTGTTCTGCCCTGATGTTGATGCTGCACTCTTGACCAACTCTGCCGAGTCTAGTGTGCCAGTAGCTTGTAGCAGCATTGCTTCAAAACCTTTTGCTGTTTCATAGTTTGAAGCATCCGTAGAGCCAAACTTAAACGGTTGGAGGATTTCAGCAGGGTTTCCATTAGTTAGGATGTTTTTACCAGGTCTAACTTCAAACTTCATACCTCTCGGTAATCTTGTCGCATCAATACCCATCATAGGTGCAGTGGTTAGTGCCAGAGAGTCCATGTGAGAGCGTAGCTGGGCATCAATAGCTTTCTGCATATTGTACCCCTTCTCTACTGTTCCAACGCCATAGAAGCGTCCTGGTCTAACCTCAGGTCTATATATAACGATAGGTCTATCTTCCATCATGTACGGAGATCTTTCTGCCTTCAAAAGCTGACCATCGTTAGCTATGACAATCACAGCTTCGACCATATCAGCTAAATTAGCTTTTTCTTCGTCATCAGGGAATAATTCTTCTGCTCTTTGCGCTACTTCTCCTGATTCCTCTAGTAAATCTCTAGGAACCAAGCCATAATACCTTATTATCCTTACTTTATCGTCCTGATACTCAGTAGATTCAATCTGAGACTCTTCTAAGTCATCATCATCGTACTGAGGAGTAACATCTACGTTTTTATAGACTCCAGAAGCGATTCCACGCACTATTTGGTGATAACTAACGTATTCTTCAACACCAATACCCATAGAATCATCAACAGAGTCAGCATTTGGGTCTATTAACAAGTTTCTAGGGTTAATAGGCTTGATTTTAACTGTTATTTTCTCTTTTTCAGTGACTCCAACCTCTGCCATACCTTGTTCTGGTAGTTCTTGAGTTGTTGGGACTCTTTCTAGCTCAGTTTTGACTAAAATCTCACCTACACCCGTACCATAGATCTCTGCTAACTTAACAATAGAAGAAACATTGTTGATATAAGCATTATTGTGTGTATCTTCGAGCAATAACGCTTGCATTACCTCTATGTCTTGAGGATCTTGGTCTTTACCATCATCAATTACTTCAAAGAGTTTGCCAGTTCCTGCAAAGCCTTCCATAGTTTCTGCAACCCTGTTATCAACAGCTTGACGGGTAGCAGGACTAATGATTTTACTACGCTCACTGTCCCTAGTACGATCTTCTGCAGCCCAAATTCCATAGTATATCCTTTCATATTCATCCCACTTGGTTTCATAATTAGTATCCCTCCAGTCTCTCCACCTATCACAGTGGTCAACTACAAAAGATACCAGATCTTTCTCACTTTGAGACTCAGATACTTCTTCTTCCATAAAATCTGTATTATAGTTTTCAGCCATTCTATTTCCTATTCAATAAGTGTAGCTCTAGATGTGGGTACAGTATTAGACAATCGATTCATCATGCGGTCGAACATTTCTCGTTGTTCTGGAGTATAAGCAACTTGATTAAAATCATCAGACCATTGCTTAAACGGGTATCCTCTAAAGTAAGCTGGAAGTCCTGCTATTTGTTCCCACTGCTCATAAGGACGCTTTTCACCTTTAGAGACATAGTGTTCATACTGTCCCTTCAATCTTTCTTTTTGTTTTGGAGTCATTGACTCAACAAAGTCATCGTAGTACTTTTTATATTCAGGATCATTATAAATAAGCCAATGGCTTGTCACATCTCCCAATACATCAAGAGGTCTTACATCTTCATTATAAATCTCTACACCAAGTTTATTGATAGGTAATTCTCTAGGTCTTGGTTTATCTGGCGCACCTCTTTCATTAGGAGGAAAAAATTCTAACATTCTTTTTTCTTCAAGATTAGGAGATATCTTGTACTCAATTCCTAAATTTCTAAGGACAGGGTACATTTCCATTGCTTGTTCAAATACGTCTCTAGCCATATTAGTATCCACTTATTATATCTAAAGGTTCGTAATCATCGTCTAAATCTTCAAAGTATACTGCTGCATTAGCAATACTAGCAATCAAACTAAGAGAATCAACCATATCATCATGCACACCAGTGGTAGGAAAGTTAAGTAATTCGTCTTTAAACTCTCTAACCCAATCACCATCACATAATTCTACCTGTCTATGCTCGAATCTACCTTGCAATGCACCTACAACTCTATCTACTTTACTTTTATTGCCTAGTCGTACTTCTTCTACTCGTGGATAAACATCTTGTTTTAACATCATCTCTGTTAAATAAGGCATTAATGCTCTCATTAAAGAACCTTTTTCTATTCCAATTACTTGAATGTCGTATAATCGGACATGATTTAGGATTCTCTCGCATATTTCCTTGATATCCCACCTTCCTGCATCAACCTTATCTACCCACCATTTGTTATCATCACCTACTTTAACAATAGCTATAGACGTTTGGTCTAAATATTTCTTTTTGTTGCTGGCTTGCTTAGATACATTCTCGAAACCTGCCAGATCCACAGACATATAATAAGTACCATGCTCAGGTTCATTATCTTTGTCCTTTATTATCACCCAATCTTCTTTAAATATGTCTGACTGTGGTGCTTCAAAACTAGCCATGAACTCTTGTCTAAACGCAAAGGTAGACATTGTACTCTTTGCTATTTCAATCTCTTCTTCATCTAGCAGTGGGT